TGCGGATACGGCTGTCACCTTGAGCCGGAAGGCGAAGGTAGATTTGAGAGACTGAAAGTGACGCATCCTAAAATCTATGATTACATCATGCGTCCGTGGGACAAAGGTGGACTGAACTACAAGGAAGTCATTGATTGGCTGAACGAAAGCGGCAATCTGCACATCAGATATTGAAACCGTGGTCAACCTCAGTTTACCCACCTAAAACAACCTCTTGCTGTTGCAGAAACCGCAGAAATATAGTAGAATAAAGGATAGAGACGAGATTCCCGTAGCTTGTTTTGGGTGTTTCGTCTCTTTTTACGTTTAAGAGCAAAATAAAAGAGCCTATCTGCGCCAACAGATAAGCCCTTGAGTGTTTAGAGAAGAACGGATTCCCAAAACACATCCTGTTAGGGATAGACTATCACATTCTCTGAACGCTTGCAATCCATTTTGGCAAGAAAGGTTAGAGGATGTTTTTTTATGGCTACTTCAAACAGGGTACACAGTTCAGATGTTTACAATTCGTTTGCTTTCGATGAATTGTCTCTTGGTGCGCAAGTGCTTTATACAAGGTGCGTTGCCAATGCAGATGACTACGGAGTTGCGGAGTTGGAACTGATTTACAGAACGGCATCGAAGGTCAGAAAACCAGCGATTAAGGAACTGTTAGACAGTGGACTTGTTACGCTGATACAACAGAAAGGCACTATTGTTTACATCAATGGGTTTCACAGCATCAACAGTTTTGCAAAACACGGTATGCGGAAATCACACTATGTTGCAGCAGTGATGCAGAACAGCTACACAAGAAATGCCGTATCTAACGTGAAAACTAAGGATAAAGGGAACCCCATGTATGGTAATGCTATGTCAGGTTATGTTACGACAGGAGATGCTACGCTATTTTTTGATATGTTCTGTAAACAGGCTGAAAAAGAAAAACTGGATGCGTTCGCTCCTCATACCTACAACAGTCTTGGGGATTACTACAAGTACCTTGAGGAAATCCATGCTGATAACGTAACAGAGACTTCTATTGCGGTTATGATCCGTCAGTGTTTGGATAAGGCAGAGGAATTTGGAGACTACCAAGTGGGAGAGTACATTGACAAGGCGATTGCCAACGGTTGGAAGAATATCAATTGGCAGTACCTTGAAAGAGAAGTGGATGGCGATTCGTATTGCTGACAGGGTAAAGAACATTACCCAGTACACTAGTAAAGAATGTTACTACCGCACTAGTAAAGAACGTTACTAGCCAAAATAAATTTCCCCACGGTTGGAACTAGCCTTCCGTGGGGGCGATTTCATATCACTGATCTGACAATGTACTTGTTGCCGTCATTCCTGTGTTCATATAACCACTTGTCTATCGCACTTCTGTATCTGTTGCTATACATCTTTATCGGTGCTTTAAATTCATCAAGCACCCAGTAGATTTCATAATGTTTGAACATAGTATTCCTTTCAATCGTGGGGATCTTGGGCTTTGGATTCCCAAAACAATCCTTCTGTCAGCCATCCACTTCTTGACGTAGTAGGTACGCTTTCCATCGTGGTCAATCCATGCTTCTTTGATTTTGTAGTGGTAGTGGTTCTCCCAAATCTCAAATTGGTTAACGCACTCTGAAATGCTTGTTGCCGATTCGTATGTGAATAGCTTTTGACCGTCCTCTGTAATTGCCATAGGCCAGTATTGTTCCATGCTTTCTCCTTCCGTGGTCAACTTGGGAATCCTATTTGTTGTACCAAATCACATACGGGTACTTCTTCTGAACATTATCGCTTGACGGATTAAGCCTGAAACAACCGATGCTCGTTTTATGTTCTCCATCGTGGTAATATCCGAAACCATCATAGCCGTTGATGCAGTTGCTCTTAACCAGTTCTGCGAACTCCTCTGTTGTGAACACATCTCCGATGGTGAAGTTCCCAATGCGGTGAAGTCCGGCTTCTATCTGTTCTTTGGTTTTCATCCTTCTCCTTTCAACCTATACCGCACAATCGGCGGTTCACGAAATTCAACCTTGGTCAACTTGCCTTTCCAAACGATGTAGTGGTTGGGGCCATCCGTGTAGATGGTTCGCTCAACCGACTTGCCAAGCGACTCGATGTATACGTTAGTCCGCTCTTTTCGCTCAACAATGATGGTTCTGTCACCGATGGTCATCTTGCGACTGCGGAAATTGTATTTGTAGCCCATTGCATCAACCCTGGTCGGCTTCAGAATTGCCGGGGCCGAGCAAGTCGTTGAGGTCGCACTTGAGATACTTGGCAATCTTGACCGCCATGCCGACCGTCATCTGATCTACACCGAACTGCTCGTACCTCTGAAGGGACTTGTTCGCAATACCGCACTCTTCAGCCATCTGCATCTGCTTCTTTCCGGCCTGTTCTCTCAGCATCGCAAGCTTGCCGACCTTCCTGTTCATGTCGATAAGGTTGTGCTTGGCGATTTCTTTCTCCGTGAGCCTACGGTTGTAGGAGAGGTTGACTCCCTCTCCCTTGGGAGTTGCCTTGACCAGTCCGGCCTTCGGATAGCTGTCCTTTGCTACATACTTGAATTCAAAATTTCCCTTCGGCATTTTTTGCTCCTTTCTTGGTCCTCTTGGTTACTTTGGTTACTTCATCGGCCATATCCCCAATCTCATCAATGAGGTCCAGGATGCCGTTTAAGCCATCAACATTGTCTGCCATGCGCTGTCCTCTTGAGGAGAACTGCATCTCTGAGGAAAGGTTGTCGTAAGCTTCGTCTTCCTCATCCCTTGCGGTTTTCAAGATTCCTCTAGCTTTTGCGATGAGTTCCATGGCTTCACGGATGTTCTTTCTTCGTGCTGCGTTCATGGTGTCTCCTTCTGACGGTCTGACCTATACTACCGACAGGGTTTGTATCCGTGGTCAATGTGGGTTTCAGTCATCCATGTGATTCCACTGGACGAGGTTTTCAGCGATGCTTACCATGTCGAACAGCCTTCCGGCTTTGTTCATACCTACCCACCAACCAGTGCCGTAGTTGTTCATGGCATAGTCGAGGAATCCTTCGACCTTGTCGCTGAACTTTGTGTCTGCGAAGTGTTCCCGGACGAACTGTGCGAACCGCTTCTTCAGTTCAGTTGCTTCTCTAACATCCTCTTCAGTCTCCACATAAGGGATTACCTTGATGTCATCATCGAAGTCTTCGTCATAGGATCTGTCTACATCGTCATCGCAGTACTCGTCATCGTAGCTGCGCATATGCTCCAGTAGATTGGCTTCGATTATTTTTAGCACCCCTTTGATGGTGGGAACATTCTTCTTCGACAATCCGTACATCAGATCCTTCACGCCGTAGTCGGGTCTGTGAATCCAAACCTCGTAGAGTTCCGTGCCGTTTGCATAATCGACCGTTTCCACGATGTCCACCCTAAACCCAAACCCGGCATCGTATGTGGTTGTCTTAACATTGCCAATCCGTTTCATTTTCTTCTCCCTTCATTTTTTGGACCGTGGGTCAACTTGGGTTACTGGAAGTTGATGTGCATCACACCGTCATCGACCAGTACGACAGTTCCTTTGATGCGGATGTTGCCGAACATCACGGTGACTTCCTCACCTTCCAGTGTGGCAGCCATCTCGTTGCCACTGTACTCCTCTTCATCCAACTGGTCTTCGGGATCACCGTAGTAGGGTTCGTGCCAGTCGAACGAATCGTGGTCGTAGCAGTCTTCCCATTCTTCAGATCCGTAGGCATATTCGAACTGCCGGATGTCGATGGTCGTGAGAGCCTTGTCGTGGTCTGTCAGTTTGCTCCACAGAAGCCTTGCGTGTCTGACGGAATCTTCCAGTTTGTAGAAGTGACCTTCTTCATACTCTGCGTACCGAGAGGTTTCGAAGACGTAGTACGGTTTGATGAGCCAAGAGTTGCCAACAACATCTTCGTGCAGTTCCTGGAGCGTCCAAGGATGCTCCTTCAGATCAACAGGGTTGCCGTCCTCATCGTACTTCTCGATGTTGTCTTCAGAAGCCTTCTCGATGTTTCCGGCGTGGTAGCAGTCCCATGTGAGATACGCAGTGGGGTCGTTTTCCAACGCCGTGTCCATGTTCTGTGCATCTTCAAGCGATTCAACCAGTGCGCACGCTGCCACCAGTTCGTTGTCATCATTGAAGATTTCCATCTCCATTTCTCCGCTGATGGCATTTTCGTAAACTTCAGTTCTCATTTTGGTTCTCCCTTCTTTTTTTAGATCCGTGGTCAACTTGCCATTCTGATGCGCTCTATCAGCTTCATCGCCGGAGCAGTCCACTCGTCATCCTCATCGGCGATGCTCTGAAGCCTGTCGATGATGTCCTGTCTGCCTTCCTCATTGAGGAGTGCATCCGTTAAGGCTGCCGTGGCTTCTTCGTCATCCGAAAAGGCATCGGAATATCCGAAGGGGTCGTAGAAATCTTCGAAGCTGCGGTAGTCCTCTACCAGTTGCGTGAATGCCAATGCTTCGTCAGCCGTGAAGCTCGTAGGCTCAATCATGCACTCATCGACAGTTTCCGTAGGCATGAACACCATGTTCTTCATGTTGATGGTCTTGATCAACCATCTCGTCATCTCACCAGTAACAGGATTAAGACGGTTTTCCATGACAACGTGCAGATACCGTCTTTCACCTTCACTGCACCAGTCCGGCGCATATCTGACAATCATTCCTTCCTTAATCATCTTGGTTCTCCCTTCTTGTAGAGGTGGTCAACTTCAGAAATTCGGATGACCCTCCTTGAATGCTTTGATGTCTTCTTTCAGATCCGTGATGTCTCGCTCCATGTCACTTACAGAGTAGTTGCCCACAGGCTCGTTCTTCACAATCCACTTGAGTGCGGAGAGGAGAGTTTTGTAGGACTCCATCACAGGAAGTTCCCTCACTGTATGCGCTTGCTGCCAGTCCTCGTATCCGGCTTCTTCGATGTTCTCATCCGTGCCGGGGTCTGCATCAAGTTCTAACACATACTCTTCCCAGTCTGTCCAACACAGGAAGTGGTTTCCGTTATTTAGCTTGCCGTAGTACATATAGATGCCACCGCCAGTGTAGCAAGCGTTTGCACTTTTGACTTTTGCCATAGCTTTCACCTTCCTTGGTCAACTTGAGTTTGCTCCTGACTCTGCGTTTTCTCGGACTTGTCACCGACCTTGGTCGCATTAGGAGCGGAGTTTACTCCGCCATGTGAAACTTTATGACCTCATCAAGTTGTGCATCAAGCTCATCTAACTGTTTCTCAAGTTTGTCGTGGAGCTTTTTCCATCTCTCCCCACCGTCACTTGCGTTGTTTCCGATGATGGTGCAAGCCAACATCAGATCGCAGATTTCCAACCTATTGACCTCGATATGTGTTTTGAACTGATTTCTCATGTTGTTCTCCTTTCTGTTCGCTTAGAACATTGTCTCCTCGATTCCTTTGTCACACATGGCGATTTCCCTCATCACCATGTTGACGTTGCCCTGAACCTGAATCTGATGACCGCCATTTGTGAGGATGATGGATGTCTTATCGCCCTTGCTATACTGCTGAACGTCCGCTCTGACGGCTACGATGTCTTCCTTCTTAACGAAGACTGGATTGCCGAAGTAATCTTTGAATTCCATGAACATATGCGTTTCTCCCTTCTTTATCTATTGCCTTCGCTACTTCCTTGCCGTACCCTGTGGCATCAGCAACTGGTGTTCATCGGCGATGTAGTTCCTTATCTACTTACTATTATACTCGTATAATACCTTTTGTCAACAAGAAACATTTAAATTATGAGGAATAATCGGAAAAATTTTTTTAGAGGGGTGGTCAACTTCAGTTTTTAAATTTACAGAGGTGGTCAACTTGACTTTTTTAAAGGGTGGTCAACTTGGGTTTTGAAATCTTTAGTCAAGGAATCGCCGATTTAGTCAAGGGATTAGTCAAGGATTCGGCGGTGCAGTCTGCTCCAGGTTCTCCGATTCCAGAGTGTTACGGCTTTGTGTGGCGGTGTTCGATGTCTCCCAACCGTCTCCCAATGTTCTCCCAAACTTCTCCCAAGCGGACACCTTGACATCATGCCAAGCTATGCCAAGTTTTGCCAAGCTGATGCCAACTGGATGCGCTCTGATTCCGTCTCGCTGCGGTCATCGCTCTGAAGATTCCAACAAACAGAAAATCACGGATTCGTGCTATTTCATGCTCCTAAATGTGAAACTTTCTCAAAAAACTGCATATAAAATGCCGGATTTGATGCAGTTAGGGTATTTTCGGCACTAAACCTTGCCGTTGGCCTTTTCCGTGTCGGTCTGCTCCTTGTGGCTTTACGCTTGCTCTGATTCTGCTTGCCTTGCTCCGCACGATGGGAGAGTATCACCGCATCCGGCTTGCTGACCGTCACCGCCGACCATCCGCACGATGGGGAATTTCGCCAAATTTCCGAAGCTTTCGCATCCGCACGTATAGAGAGTAGCGGAAAAATTCTGACTGTCGGAAATCTGCCAAAATCCAGTTGGCACTCTGAAAATCGACCTCATTTTTACCCGAAACCGTGAAACAGCATAGATCCTTGCGGATGCCCACATCGCAACAGGGAAAAGCTTGTTACAATGTGGCTGCTGTTGTCGTGCCGGACGCTAACAGTTATTGGATTGTGGCTTTGTATTTGCCTTTTTAAGGCTGTTTCTGCATTGCGTGGTACTTTATACCATGCCATTCTAAAAACGTCTTAAAACGGCTTTAAAGCGGTCTGTATAGCCTGTTAGCATCGCCGGAAACCTTACAAAATACGCTATTTAAGCGGTTTATATGGCTTTTTAAGCGGTTTTTTAGTGCTATGCGGTATCTAGTACCAATGCGGAAAAACACGGCTTAAAACGCTTTTAAACGGTTTCCAGGAATTGGACATAATTTAATAAACCGTAATATTTTACGGTTTCCCACTGTTCGAAATGCGTTGTACAGAATCGGACTGTATAAAACTAAACCATTAGCAACGCAAACAATGAAAAGAGGGAACGTTTTTACACGTTCCCTAATATGTTATCAGAAATCAAACAGTCCTTTTTTTACTCTGTATGCCTTTATTAAGGACTCCCAAACTTCTACACTTGTATCGCTATCTGTATCAATTCCAACAGCGTTTAAATAGTCGCTTATCATCTTTAAAACGTTGTACAATTCGATTTCACAATACGTTTCATCTTCACAACGTAGGCAATAATAATTTGTACTTGTTTCTAAATCGATGTCCACGTATACATCTAAATCTGTATTGCGTAAAATCCAGTTGTTGATTTCATCTTTTGCGAAACGTCCGTTGTAAATGCGTTCTGAAATCTCTTCTAAATTTCCATCATTTCTCCAATTACAGTTAGATACATATTGCTCGAACGTTTCCGCCTCTGTATCGCCGGATTTCTTAAGGTCTTCAAATTCGTTACGCAATCTGATTTCTGTTAAGAATTCGTAGTTTTCAAAATCATAAAAGTAACGCATTGTTTTATCTCCTATAAAATTCGAATTATGTGTTTTGCTGCGACCGTCAGAAAATTAGATCAAAATTTGCGATTAGTGGATTTCTACCACAATTAACTTGTGTGTATCACTCCAACACTGATTGCAAGTCGAACAATTTTCACACTTGCATTCAAAATACTGTACACCCTTTGCTGTTAATTCTACCATTTCGTCACGGCTATAAGCTGTATAAATGGGATACTTTGCAGACATTTCTAATAGTTCGGGTTTCGTGTCATCCCATACGCTTGCACGAATTTTGAAGTTTGTCGGGATGTCCTTGTTTTCAAAGTATGGAAGGCTTTTTGTGTATGCCATGAAAACAACGTTTTTATATCCCATTTCAGCGATTAATCTAGCAATTTCTAACCATTTATTTGCATATTTTTCATTGTAGAAATCGCCACTTTCATGGATTCTAACAACAACTCTTTTAGCGTTCTTGTAGCTTTTTCTTTCCATTAATTCAGAAATTGTTTCTACCATGTTATGCACAAAATCTGCTCTTAAAGATTCCGCATAGTTGCGTTTTCTGCTATCTAAACAATTCGGATACGCTTTTTCAGCTTTCCTTGCATAACAGAATTTCTTGCAATGTTCTGTTGCAAATGGACACGTAATGACCGCCGGAAGATTCCACACTATGTATTTAGTGTTTTTATCGGCTTTCAACTTCAGATTGCCATTGCTGACATTCAGAAATACATATTTACGGATAAACCGTCTCAAAAATGCTCTAAAGCTATTGAAAGCCTTTTTAAATACCTTTGTTGCCATTGTGTAAAGATTTCTAATTAACATTGTCTTATCTCCTTCCGTATACCTTATATAATACAGTTATCTTTTTATTAAATGTATCACAATAAAAGGTATAATGCAAGGTATTTAACACCGCATAAAACGCATTTTATAAAGTCGCTAAAATAGATCAACAAAACCAGGAAAATTTAAATTGTCAGATAATATACAGAATTGATACACAATTTAAACGGGCATCAATAACGGCACGATTTGCGGATAAAATAACCGCAAAAAATACGCATTTTAGAGCAGAATTGAAGAGGATTTGTTAAAATAGATCATTGAAAATGATGATATGTAATACTATGTGTTAAGGAATTAACAAGCTATATGTCATTTTTGACTAGACCATCGCCGGAAACGTGATAAAATAGCTTTGAAATAGGTCAAAATTGACAAATGCGCCAGGAGAAGAAAGTAGAAATTTACACGTATAAATGTACGTATCCGCAAAAAGTATGCGCTTGTAGCGTGTCTGTAAACTTGACGTATTGTTTGCATTTTTGATACAATTCGGAGAAGTAACAGAATATTCAGACAGATTACAATAGATCACCTAAAATGATGATTTTTAGACTTGGCTGCTGATGTGGTAATACGTAGTATTTGATACTATGTGATAGCATAACAGATACAATAATAAGCGTTTAAACGCTCACATAATACAGTATGGGAGACTGTGAAACATGGGAGAAGTAGAGAATGTGTTAGTCAAAACAAACACTGGGTTTCTAACATGGCCTGACATTGAACACGCTTGTCAATCCTTTGAACTAACGCTAAAGAATCCCGAAACATTATCGGATGGAAAGTCCTTAATATTTAATCAGTTATTAAGATATATAAGGCAAACAATTTTATCTGAAGTGCCGTTAAAAGCAGTATATAAAAGTAATCCCGATAATGATATGTATTATGATTACGATATACTGGATTCTATATTTAATAATATATATTTACCATTATGTTATACATATAATAGAGTACCATCCATTACTAATTACTGTATTCATTTAATTAATATAGATATTAGCGGTATTTATAATATTCGTACTGGATTAAACTATAATAATAATTCGAATAATAATAAAGATAGTAAACTACAACAGTATATTTTAAAGTGGGAAAATGCATGTAACAGTGATTTGATTGACTATATTGTGCAAACGTCAAGTATTGGTGGCATCTTCAGAGCAAAAACCAAAGGTTTTAGAGAAGAGCAAGTATTGCACATTGAGACAAGCGCAGCAACTCCAACAGTCAACACAATACAATTGCAGACCCTTATTCAGTCCGACAACGTGCCGTTATTGCCAACTGAAAATGCTTAAAATAGCACCCTGGAATTGATCTATTTTAGCGTCTTGTATAGTAATATATTACTAACCACTATATATTGTGTTTATTTAGTCGCTAAATAGGAATTTAGCGTCGTAATTAGATTTTTACGTCGTTTTTTTAAAACTTCCCCTGTGCAGAGTGGTTTCTATCCGTTTCCGCTATTCCCTTGTTAACGATAGCACCGCAATGTCAACAGCCTGACAGAGTGCGAAGGAACACGACAGCGCAGAGGGGGTCCCCCGGATCGGCGGGCGGTGCGGTGTTACCCCACCAAATATTCCCGGCACAAAAAAGACCCTTCACTGTCTAGTAATATTATTATCTCTCCTGTGATTCGATTAACGATTAATTAAATTAATAATCATTGAGCGTTAATATCATCATCATTCCTGTGATGTGGATAACGAATAATTATTCAATCCGGGATTAATAATTTGCATAATCCAGTAAACGATAATTTAGCCCAATTGATAGGATTTCTGTCAGTTGGGTTATTTTTTTGTACTCAGTTATAGACTAGCGTAAGTTGTACTAGCCATTGACAATTCAAGGTGTGTCCATTAGGCTTTTAGGCAGAGAGCAGACCTGATGGCTCGATTGGGTATGCATCTCAGCAATCCTGAGTTGGTTGCAGTGTTGGTCGGGCAGGGATTTCATTTTTCTCCTTTTCCGGTTTCATTCCTTGAGCGCAGACCCCACAGTGGCGCATTAAGGCGGTGGCCACGACCGAAACGGGTGGCATCTTCCAACGGTCATCTGAGAGTGCTTTGACACCGTGGCTGAAGGAAGGACAGTTCCACAGATCCGAACGGGTCACAGGGACGCTGCCGGATGGGTGCAACTCCCACCGTGCAGATTACGTTAACCTCTCAATCGGGAAGAAGGTTACGAGCGTTTTGTCGAGGTAGCAACGCTGGTGCTGCGTTCAGGTGACAAGCGGACAGCACGATGAACCTTGACAGTGGCAAGACTGCCGTACCACCCACCATCTGTATCTTGCAGCAGACATTACGGTTCCACCTCAGAGACATAATCGGTGCGGCGGTTGGTCACTAAGCCCCGAACAGTTACCACCAGTTGCCATTTGGTGTTCATTATGCGAAAGTCAAGTCGGTCTTATTGTTTTCAGCCGCCCGTGACAGCCGGACACCTCCCTTCAGGCGTTAAGTGCGTCTGATTTTTTTATATCATCATGGACCGGTAGCTCAGTTGGTAGAGCATCTATTGCAAAACAACGAATCATGTCCGTGGTTCGCACAGCAACTCCTTCTGCATCGGCTTTTAACCGGAGTGTCGTTGGTTCGAATCCAACCCGGTCCAATACGTTTCCAAAATTTTCCCCAAAACAAAAAAAGGACTATGGCAAAAACCAAAGAGAGTCGTGAGTGGTACAAGAATACCATGAGGACGATTGCGACCAAGGAGACATGGCCGCTCTACAACAGATGTGAATACCTTTATCAGACGATCCTGAATTTCCTTGCGTCCTACAAGACGTATGACATCGGCAAGGACCGAGACTGGCTGCTGAGTTGGACGAACTGGGTGAAGCAGGTCTGCATGATTCAGATTGCGAAGGGCAACGATGTCGAGAGGTTCTCTGTTCTGTACTGGAACATTGTGCTGATCGAAGCAAGGCATCGTGTCGTGGACAGCTATTTCCTGTTCCTTGAGCGAAAGAGGGAGCAGAAGGCTAAGTTCTACGAGCCGAGACGAGAGATCCTCGTGAAGCACGGCATCATCCAGGGGCTTCAGGACCTTGTGGATGACAAGATTGATGTGCTGACCATCTCCATGCCACCGGGGACTGGCAAGAGTACGGTTGAGATTTTCCTTCTTAGCGGTGTTGCTGGATGGTTTCCCGAACTGCCAAACCTTGCTTCTTCGTTCTCAGGCACGATGACCAAGTCACTTTACGATGGCATCAATCAGATCCTGTCTGACCCTGACGAGTACGAGTGGCATACTATCTTCCCGAACACGACCTTTAAGGCAAGGGAAAGCACGAACAGCAAGGATCAGACCATCAATGTCGGCAGACCCAAGCGATTCAAGACGATTACCTGCCGTGCGATCAATGCTTCACTGACTGGTAATACCCGATGCGAGTACCTTCTGTGCTGTGATGACCTTGTCTCCGGCATTGAAGAGGCCCTTAACAAGGAGCGACTCGACAAGCTGTGGCAGACCTATAACACGGATCTGAAGACTCGTAAGAAGCAGAAGTGCAAGGAGCTGCATATCTGTACCAGGTGGTCGGTGCATGACCCTGTTGGTCGCTTGATCGACCTCAATCAGGGGAACACGAGGGCGAGGTTCATTGCCGTCCCGGCACTCGATGAGAACGGCGAGTCCAACTTCAATTACGAAGGTGGTGTTGGCTTTGACACCAAGTACTTCATGGACATCAAGCGCAGTATGGACGAGATTTCGTTCAAGTGCCTGTTCATGAATGAGCCTGTCGAGCGTGAGGGACTTCTGTATCACAACGATGAGATCCGCAGATTTATCGACCTTCCCATCACACCGCCTGACGCGATTCTGTCCATTGCTGACACGAAAAACAAGGGAACTGACTTCTTTGCGCAGCCTGTTTTCCTTCAGTACGGTGAAGATTATTACATGACGCAGACGATTTGCGATGATAATGCGGATTACGAGACGCAGTACGCAAAATCCACGAACCTTTTGCTTACCAACAAGGTAGAAGCCTGTCTGTTTGAGTCGAACAACGGCGGTGACCGTGTTGCGCTTGAGGTGAGCAAGAGAGTCAAGTCAGCTGGCGGTTACTGTAACATCACGCAGCAGTTCACTTCGCAGAACAAGGAGACGAAGATCATTGTCTACGCTCCGTGGGTAAAAAAACACGTTCTTTTCCGTGATGTTTCGAAGTACACACCGAATGATGACTACGGAAAGTTTATGGGTATGCTGATGGGATATACAACTGCCGGAAAAGTGAAGCATGACGATCCACCCGATGTGCTGTCAAGCTTTGCGAAGTGGAAGAGCAGACCTGAGACACCGCCAACAAGAGTAGGAGTACGACCGTTTTGAGAAAAAATGTCTTAGCGCAGTATGTAGACCTCGTCCAGGAGATCAAAGATGTCGAGAGAAGGATAGCTGATACCGAGAGAAAGCTGAAAAGGCTTGAGGAAGAAGGAATGGTCACCGACACGGTCAAGGGTGGAGAGGGTGGAATTCAGCACTTTACCATCACGGGATTCCCGTACCGTGACTATTCAAGGACAAAAACCTTGCTTCAGACACGGAAATCAACGCTTTATTCGCTGAGATCCGAAGTTGAGCAGTCTATCAACGAGGTACAGGACTTCATCAACCGCATCGACAACTCCCATGACCGCCGGATTGTCACGATGAGGGTCATTGACGGTCTTCCGTTCAGGCAGATTGCGAAGAAAATGGGCGGTGGGAACACAGAAGACGGTGTCCGTCAAGCCTATAATCGCATAATTAACCGAAAAAACTGAAAACTTGTCACAAATGTCACAAAAAAATGTGTTATAGATAAGCTGAAAAGAGTAGCGGCAGGACCATTGGGTCTTGCCATTTTTTGTAGCCGGAGAAATCAAGTCATGGCAGAGAACACTAACACTAACACAAACGACAATACCGAGAGTCAGGGTGTCGGAGTGGCGCAGTCCCCCATTTTCACAGGCAGAAAGACCATCTATTGGGAGCCTGTCGAGCTTACTGACGCTGCTGTGCTTGAGATTGTAGATCAGACGATGCTTGCCCATGAGATTAATCGGGACGAGATGGTGTACCTCAGAAACTATGAGAGGGGCGATCAGCCGATCTTCTACCGTGTCAAAGAGGTGCGCAGCGGTATCAACGTCAAGGTGGCAGCCAACTATGCGAAGATGATTACCGACTTCAATGTCGGCTACGAGTTTGGCTCACCCATCATGTTTGTGCAGAGGGCATCCGATGACTTTACCAAGGCAGACCCGAAACAGGATGACAAGCGTGTTGCCACACTGAACGAGATGATGTGGGAACAGGACAAGGTCGGCAAGGACATCGAGATGGCACATGACATCAAGACAACTGGTCTTGGGTACATGATGGCTTACCCGAAGCTTGCCGAGTCCGATGACATCGCTCCGTTTGATCTCCTGGTTCTCAATCCTCTGAACACTTATGTGGTCAAGACGAACGATGCGTATAAGCGCAAGTTGATGGGGGTCACCTACTCCTTCAACATCAACACGCAGATCAAGCGCATCACGGCATACACCGTGGATTGGATATACGTCATTCAGGACGGTGCGATCATCAGCAAGACACCGAACATCCTTCGTAAGATTCCGATTGTGGAGTTCAAAAATGATGCGAACAAGATGGCTTGCTTCGAAGCCGTCATTCCGCTGATGGATGCGCTGAACATTGCCAACTCAGACCGGGTAAACGACCTTGCGCAGTACGTTCAGGCGATCCTGTGGCTGCATAACTGCACGATTGATGAGCAACAGGAAGACCGTTTGAGAAATAACGGCTTCATTCAGACTTCGACCACTGCGGATGGCAAAGAAGCGAAGGTCACATACGTTACCGCATCGCTGAACCAGGCTGAGACACAGGCACTTACTGATGACCTTTACAACAGGATGCTTGAGATTGCCGGAGTCCCCGGAAGAGAAAGTGCTTCGGGTGGCAACACTGGCGCGGCGATCCTTCTGTCCAACGGCTGGCAGCTTGCCGAAACAAAGGCGAAGACGATGGAGCCTATCTTCACGGCATCCGAGATGGAATTGCTTGAAGTCATCATCGCCATCCTTCGCAATACTCCGGGCATCCCGGAAGAGATGAAGCAGCTCAAGAAGTCAGATGTCCTTGTCAAGTTCAGCAGAAACAAGACATACGACCTTGTAAGCCGTACATCCGCACTGTCCAACATGATTAACATCGGCATCGATCCGCACCATGCGATTCCGGCAGTAGACATCTTTGATGACAATCAGCAAGTTGTTATCGATTCCCTTGAGATGATCACCGCACTCCTTCTTGCCAAGACGCAGAAGAATGACTCTTCTTCCGAGCCTGACAGCGGTAACGGAGTCACGGTCAACGGAGTCAAGGGAGCGAACGACTACAATGCCGAGCAGAACAGGGAGAATGATCCGGCAGAATGAGCCACACGACACTGAAATTTGACGAACTGCATAGCCTGTCGAGGGAAACCTACGAAGAGTACTTCGATGACATGGGCATCCCGGCAGCGAACAAGAGGGATCGAGTCCTTGTAGCCATGAAGCTTGAGGACGGTTTCCTTGAGGTGCTTTCGTGGATTCAGCTGAAGAAGGAGCGTGGCGAACAGTTCTTCCTGGAATCGATTCCGCTGTTTGAGCAAGCATTCCTCGCAGCAGCGATCACACGCATCGATGACGAGTCAATCCGTCAGACGGCAAGGGAATTTGCTGAAGAGGTTGCCCTTTCGACCTACAACAATCAGGACAAGGAATACTTCTTCAGTTTTGACCGTGCTGTGAATATGGCTGCCACTGAGAGCAATGCCATCAACGGCTACGGTGAGTTTGATGATGCGAAAAAGCTTGGCAAGGCAAGGAAGAAGTGGAACGTCATCATGGACGGCCGGGAGAGGGAGTGGCACGGAGAAGTGAACGGACTTACCGTTCCGATTGACCAGCCTTTTGAAGTCGGCGGCGAACTGCTGATGTATCCGCTCGACACATCGCTTGGGGCCGGAGCAGACAACATTGCGAACTGCCGTTGCTGGCTGACGTATGAGTAATGCCTATGGAAAAACCGATCACAGGAAACAAAATACTGCACCATCTCGACAGGATCGTGAACTCCGAAAAGCCCATTACGGCTGACGTTTTCCTCAACAACTATTGCAATAACAACTGCCCGTACTGCACCTACCGCAGATGGGAGTTTGACAATGGTTCACGGTTCATGCCGTATGAGGATTTCGTCCGTTATGCCAAGCGTATGAGGGAGTTGGGAATTCAGGGAATCATCCTTACGGGCGGTGGCGAACCGACCGTCTCCAAGGACTTCGACCGCATTACGGACTGGCTTGAGAGCCACGGTTTCCCTTATGGTGTGAACACGAACTTCAACCGCTACGTGCTGTGCAGGCCGAGATACCTCAAGGTTTCGCTCGATGGTTGGGATGAGGACAGCTACGAGAAGAACCGTGGTGTGAGGGCTTATGGCACGGTCCGTGAGAACATCATTCGGTTTGCTGCTGAGAAGCCGATGGAAACCAACCTTGGTATACAGATGATCGCCACCAACAGGGACGATGTTTACAGATTTTGGGAATCCAACAAGGATTTGCCTGTGGACTACATCGTTATCCGTCCTGTTGAGTCAACTGGTGGCAAGTATTACAAGGACTTGGTGCTTACAGAAGAGAATCACCCGGATGCGATCATCGAAGCCATCAAGAAGGTTTCGGAGATTGATAGTCGTGTGGTGATGAACTACAAGTGGCAGACGCTTGGAATGGCATTTCCGAGGTGCATCGGACAGTGGTCACAGCTTGCCGTCAACGAGATTGGCGAAGTGATGTACTGTTGTCATAAGCCGTATCAAATTGTCGGTCACATCATGGACAAGGACATCCTGTTGAAGAAGACCATGTCGCTTACTGACATGACGATGTGCGATGTCCCTTGCCGACTCACAGGAGTCAATAAAGACCTTACCGACCTTCTGAAGAAGGTAAGGGATTCAGAATTTATCTGACAATTCGGTGGAAAAAGCCAAAGTGCGGTGCAATTCCGCACCCGAATTCTCCGTCAAGAGAATGACGTTAATCACGCAAAGGTGCAGAGAAGCACCCTAATACCGCAAACTTTATTAAGTGGGGCAGAGAAGTCGCACTGGCGAAAGCTATAAACAAATTTCGCAGGAGTTATCTATGGACGAGAACAAAGAAGTAACCATCAATCCCACACCTGAAGCACCGAAGCCCGAAGCAAGTCATGATGAGATGACCACAGAGCAGTGGATCGCCGAGATGGCAGCACTGAAAGCCGAGAACAAACGGCTCAAGGCAGCTACAGACAAGGCAACCGCAGACGCATCTAACTGGAAGAAGAAGTATACGGCCACACAGACCGATGCGGAACGTCTCAGCATGGAGAAGGCTGAAGAAGAAGCCAAGAAGCAACAGGAACTTGAGGATCTCCGCAAGTTCAAGGCTGTCACCGAAGCTTCAGAGCAGTACAGAAGGCTTGGATACAGTGACGAACTGGCTAAGTCAGCGGCAGAAGCGCAGTTTGCCGGAGACTTTGAGGAACTCACACGTATTCAGCAGTCCTATCAGGACGAACTGAAGAAGCAGATCAAGGCAGACATGATGAGAAATATGCCAGCCCCTTCTACCGGGAATGATGATTCCGTTCAGGTAACCAAAGAGCAGTTCAAAGCAATGACGTATCGTGAGCAGGTCGAGTTCAAGCAGAAGCATCCGACCGCATACGAGAAGCTTGCACACTGATACCACCAACCCGGCACACGTTAGAGTGTGTCGCTGACCTACAAAAATTATAGGAGATTTTTCAATGGGTACTCTTTCTACTTCCACTGGAACATATCTTGCAAATCTGTTCGATCCTCAGGTGATCGGAGACAGAATCAATGTAAAACTTTTTGACAAAATCAGATTCGCGCCCCTGGCAGACGTACACGACAACCTTGTCGGCCGTCCGGGTTCTACGATCACGCTGCCTTACTATGGCTCTATCGGCGTTGCCGAGGTCGTGGCAGAAGGCCATGATATTCCGATCAGCCAGCTGACAGAATCCACGAAGGAAGTCAGCATCGCCAAGTACGCAAAGGGCGTTCAGATCACAGACGAAGCAGTCCTGTCCGCATACGGCGATCCTATCGGAGAAGCTACGGATCAGATCGCTACAGCAATCGCACAGGGTATCGACAATGCGATCCTCGCAATCATGTCCAGTCAGGCATCTGCCGGAATGACCACAGACGCTGCTGCGCTCTCTGCTGACGGCATCGCAGAAGCACTTACACTCTTCGGTGAGGACATCGATGGTGACAAGGTTCTGCTGACCACTCCCCTTGGCTATCAGGCACTGAGAAAGACCACTGTATGGATTCCCGGCACTGAGATCGGCGCGGCAATGATCGTCCGTGGCGCAGTTGGTATGATCCACGGTTGTCAGGTCGTTGTTTCCAACAAGCTTGTCACCCCGAACTGCAGCTACATCGTGAAGCCCGGTGCGCTTGGCATCTACAACAAGAGAGACATCCTTGTTGAGACTGACAGAGACATCATCAATAAGACAACCACGATCACCGCTGACAAGCATCTCGCTATGCTGCTCCAGGATGCAAGCAAGCTGATTAAGATGCCCGGTGCATCCGCTTCGACCTGATCGTAAGGAGATCGAATGAAGGTTTTTATCGCAGTCCCTTGCATGGACACTCTTTCAGCCAGGTTCGCTCAGTGCTTGTCGAATCTGCTTCTTTATCCGAGGAACTATGACATTGAGATTGGCTATCATGTAGGCAGTCTTGTGTATGACAGTCGCAACAAACTTGCTGAGAGAGCGATCAATTCCAATGCGGAATACGTCTTTTGGCTTGACTCCGATATGTCTTTCATGCCGGATACCCTGAACATGATGCTGAAGACGCTCATCGACAACCAAATGTCAATGCTTGCCGGGATGTACTTCCGGCGCAGACCGCCGTGGACACCCACACTGTTCAAGGATGTTCAAATCTCAGACATGGGAGTGAACTGTGTGCCGTTTGGTGAGATCCCGGATGGGATTGTTGAGATAGGCGGTTGCGGTTTCGGCTGCGTACTGATGCGGAAAGATGTCCTTTGGAATGTCATGATCCAGCAGAATGAAACTGGGCTTCTGTTTTCGCCTACTCATGGCGTCGGAGAGGACCTTAGTTTCTGCTGGCGAGCGAGAAGGTGCGGTTACAAGATTTACTGTGACCCCACAATCGCCCTGGGACATGAGGTACACACAACCATCACAAGATCAAATCGAGGTATTTTTAATGGGAATGCTACTTAGAAGGCACTATGCCAATGACACCGCAGAGACAGACCCTGACTTCAAGAAGGCTGAAGAAGCGTTCAAGGCGGCTAAGAGTGCTGAGACTGCGACCGCTGAAAAGGCTGAAAAGACCGAATCCCCTAGAGGTCGCAAGCGCAAAGAACAGTAATCGAGGAAGGACATCACAGCTATGGCTACAACAACTTTGAAAGAAGAGATTGTCACAAGTCTCACGGCATACATGACCGATGGTGAGGTTGATGCAACAATGCTTGGTGTCCTTGCCGACAGAGCTTTGGATGCGTTTGCGGAGTACCGCAACTATCCGAGCCACTGGACTGCGGAGATGATCCTCGCAGACCAAACGAAACACAAGAGTTGCATCTGTGATCTTGCTTTGTTTGAGTGCGTTACGCAAGGCGCGGAATTCCAGTCGATGCATATTGAATCAGGACTGTACCGTATGTGGCATAACAAAGGCAACGTATTCACTCAGCATCGCATCGTTCCTTTTGCAACTGTGTAGTAGGAGCGTGTCACAGGACCCCTCCGACTGTGATGTAGGGAGTGTCCATACACGGGTGGCAGGGCAAGGACACAATTTTAACGTGAGGGAAAGACATGAGGAATCTTCAGAGACAGACACAGGACCTTTACTTCTCTGTCAAGACGTTCAAGACGGACGGCATTGACGAGGTATCGGTCTACTCAAAACCCGAAAAGCACAAGTTTTCCGTTTCGTCTTCCGGCAGTACACCTGAGACATATGCCAACGGTATCGTGCCGGACTACGATAGGTACATTACAAGCTTCGACCGTGACTTCATGCCGATTGAGGGCATGCAGGTGTGGGTCGATGTGACACCTGAACTGGATTACAACGGCTATCTCATCTGTGATGAGGATGGTATCCCGACTGTTCTGCCGGACTACACACTGCGCAGAAAGGTTGATACCAAGAAGGGCAATGTGGCTCGTTATCTGATTAAGAAGAACGGTGACGAGGTCCCGGATTACGATGACTACGTGTCGAACACACCGCCTGTTGAGCCGGAGCCTGAACCGAGTGAGGAACCAGGCGATGACGAAAATCACGATTGATGCTCTGAATCCCGACTCGTACAAAAAGGCGGCAAGTCGTGTTAGGAAACTTCAGCAGACATATGCCAATAAGAACAGGCAGTTTGTGAAGGAACTGACGAATGCCGGGATCAAAGTCATTTACATGAATCTGTTTGGGGCAGGTGATTCTGAGATTCCCGAACCAAACACTCCTCATGTGGTTATGGGACATCGAGAAGGTGTCATGACAGCTACCCTTCGCTTGAGCGGAGAGGACGTAATGTTCGTAGAATTCGGAGCTGGTGTCCATTACAATGGTCCAGCTGGCGGTTCACCGCATCCTTTGGGTGTCAAGCTTGGTTATACGATTGGCTCGTATGGTCAAGGACAGGGCGCAAAGGAATACTGGTTCTACGAAGACGAGGATGGCACTACTCAGCTGTCCCAAGGTACAGAAGCAACGATGCCACTATGGAAAGCAGACCAAGCGATTCGGCAGAAATTTGTCAATATCGCAAAGTCTGTTTTTTCTATCACTGGAGTTTAAGCTATGGCAGAAATTGTCGCGAATCCCACAAAAGAAATTTATGACCGTTTCAGCGCAAGACTCATTGCGAAAGGTGTCATCACCGAGGAACAGATTGCATTCGGCTCTTCTGATGTCGGTGCAAGACTGCCTTGGGTAGCTTTTAAAGCGATGACAAACTATACCTTGCTCCGTGCGAGGGATATGCAGAACAATGAGAATGCGCTGTTGGTGAACGTCCAGGTGGAGTGCTTTGCCAAGAAGGAATCAACTGCGATGCAGCTTGAGGATGCTTGCAAGCGTGTCATGTTCAACATGGGCTTCGACTCCAGTGGGTTCAACCAACGCTTCAAAAACAATTCCATTCATCGTTATATAAGCCGTTATGAGCTTACCTACACAGGCGAACTCATCGACTTAGATGATACAGTAACTACTCCGGCAGTCACTCCTGAGACTGTCGCTAACCCTTAACAATTGAGAGGTAAAAAGCATGGCAGCAAAAGCTATCTCCAATATCGGTACAATTCTCAAATTCGGCACAGCACTGGGATCGATGACCGAACTTTGCAAGATCAAGTCTTATCCGCAGCTTGGCGGTGAGCGTGAACAGATCGAAACGACAGACCTTACTGATACGGCGCAGACTTTCGTAAACTGAGTGCGACCTTACGCAGCAATGTGTATTGAATAACGTCCTTAATTGCTGGAAACTCCTGTTCCCTGAACAAGAACAGGACAATCAGCAGCCAAGCATCCGAAAGGATGAAGGTTCAACGACTATCCCGAAAGGGAGTACACTCAAGCGAGTGGAAATGGGACGCACCCCTATGGGGTGGTGATATAGTCTGATCTCCGCAGTAATGTGGAGCAGTTCCTTGAGAACGGTGTCGGCCTAGCGAACCGATGCGAACATTATTGGCCCGGTGTTCAGTCTGTTGAGACAATGACATTTACCGCAAACTTCCTCGTCAGCACCTACACCACACTGAAGGCGAATGCGCTGACAGACGGCTACTTCGAACTCGACTTCGGCGCAACTGGTGGCAAGGCAACATGGGAAGGCCAGTACGATGTGTACGTCAACGAAGGATCGGTCAACGAAGTTGTCGAGATGACGATTGTCGTTTATCCGTCCACGGTCATCACCATCGCAGCTGGTGGCAGTTCCACCTGATCTGAGAACAACCGATAATACATAATCTACGGAGGGAATTATGTATATTTTTAAAGTAAACGGCAAAGAATACAAAGTAAGATTCACGTACAGAGCAATCTGCAAGGAGAACGTCCTGGATAAGTTTACATCTGCGTTTGACTTCGCTGACGGTGACAAGACCGGGGCGGTGGTCGATAAGTTTGTAAAGGCTTGTGCAGAGACACTGATCGCCGGACTTCAGAAGTACCATTCAGACGAATTTGGTTACAAGGACGAAGACGGGTACAACGCTCTGATCGAGAGATTCTATGACATCTTCGATGACTACGAGGATGAGTCCACGGAAGAGCATCCGCAGTCTGCGTTCACCCTGTTCAACGATCTTCAAGAGGAGCTGCGCAAGAACGGTTTTTTATCGATGATGCAGAAAGCCGGAGAAGAGATGGAACAGATCGAGCAGAAGGTGGAGACGGCGAAAGAGGAGATGGGTCAGGAGTCCGTGAGGACAGCGGTGACCAGTACGACTCCTTCCGAGATCAGGTCCTAAACAACACTCTTCCGTTCTTCCTTATGCTTGGTGTTTCCGAGTCCCATTTTTGGGACTCAACTCCAAAGGAACTTGAACCATACCGCAAGATGGATGAGATGCGTCAAGAGCGCAAGGATTACGAAATGTGGATGATGGGTCAGTACGTTCTGAGTGCTGTTCAGACCGCTGTCAGCGGAGTGCTTGCCGGAAAGAAATCGAAGGCGAAGTACGTTGAACAGCCTATCATGCAGACGATTAAGGAAGAGAAGAAACCGAATCCTCAAGCAGATTTCACAAAGTTTTGTGCGTGGGCTGTCGTATTCAACGAGAATTTCAAACCATCAAAGGGGCAAGGCGAATAACCTTGCCTTTTTGTTTATGAGGATATGACATGGCTGAACGCATTGACGAACTACAATTATTTATCGGATCTGATGCGTCAGATGCCATAAGGCAGTTAGGCAATCTTGCCGATGCACTGGAAAAAGCGTCAACATCCGCAAGCTCACTCAAAGGTGCTACAGATCAACTTGGCGCATTTGATACTAAACTGGAAAGGCTCCACGGCATTGATCTCACCAAGCAAATCAATCAGCTGAGAAGCCTGTCTCAGATTAATCTGAGCAATCTCAAGGATGGTAGTCTTACCACCTTTACGAGAAACCTCAAGAACCTTGTCGCAACCGATACATCCAAGTTTGATGTCAAGTCCGTAACTGGAGTCGCTGACGCAATCAAGGATATGGCAAATATCGGCTCTATCGACAAGGGGCTGAAGACTGTAATCTCTTCGGTTCAGAAGATTGCGACTTCCGGGGACAAATCACAGAAGGCTGCCGATGGCATGAAAGCCCTCACCCCGGAATTGAAGAAGGCGGTTGATGTCTTTGCTGAGTCTAAGTCAGTAGACGGCAGTGTGACCGAACTTGTTTCTGCGCTTGCCAAGCTGGCAAATGCCGGGGACAAAGCCGGAGAGACATCCGACCACATCGACAAATTATCCGCTTCGGTTGTCAACTTCGTTAAGTCTCTTCAGGGAGTCGGCACTGTTGACAGCAACATTGCCACAACCATCCAGGGTCTTGGAAACCTTGCACAGGCAGGTGCAAGAGCCGGACAGTCGATGAACAGCATCTTCGGGAGCGGAAGAGGCGGTGGCGGTGGCAGTGGATTTGCTACTACTGTCGCTAGTACTGCATATAACAGCACAACGCACTCACTCAAGGGTCTGCTGAACATCTCTCTGAAGCTTGGTGGACAGGGTGTAAGTGCGATTGGAAAATTCCTTGCAAAGCTGAAGCTTATCCCTTCTGAGAGTACTGGTATTGACCGCACTGCGCTGTCATTCACCAACCTCTTGAGAGCAGTCCTTCCGTTCTACGGCATCCGTGGACTGTTCGACTGGGCTACTGGGGCATTCGAAGCCGGATCTTCCATCGTTGAGTTGGAGAACGTCATCGATACCGCCTTCGGTTCGCTCAAGAAGGGTTACGAGGACATATCAGGATACATCTACAAATGGGCGCAAGGTACGATTGATGCCTTTGGTGTATCGCAGATTGCAGCCGAAAAGTATGCCGGACGTTTGATGTCGATGTTCAACTCATCGGGATTTGATGTCACTGAAGGCATGAGGGATTCGGCTGCCAAGATGTCGGTCGAGTTGATTCAGAGGGCTGGCGATATCGCATCGTTCTATGATGTGACCGTTGACGAAGCCATGACCAAGATTCAGTCAGGTCTTGCCGGAATGACCAGGCCGCTGAGAAGCTTGGGTATCAATATGAGCGTAGCCAATATGCAAGCTTACGCACTGTCACAGGGTATTACCACTGAGTGGCAGAGCATGGACCAGGCTACGCAGATGATGCTGAGATATAGCTATCTCATGAACGCATCACAGTATGCTGCCGGAGACTTCGCACGTACATCGAGATCCGCAGCGAACCAGGTGCGTCTGCTTTCGCTCAATTTCCAACAGCTTTCGGCTACGATGGGACAGGGAATCATCCCGGCTATCGCTCCGATTATTGCTTGGCTTAATGCACTCATCAAGAAGCTGATTCAGGCAGCCAACGCATTCCGCATCTTCATGTGGACTCTGTTTGGCAAACCAATACAGGCGGCGAGAGGTACATCTGATGACCTTGCCGGATACCTTGATGATGCATCTGACGCTGCGAGTGGACTGGCTGACGGTGCTGGCGGTGCATCCGATGGTCTTGGTAAAGCCGGGAAGGCGGCCAAGGAACTGAAGAAACAGCTTACCGTACTGCCGTTTGATGAACTCAATCAGCTTGCCAAGGATACCGATTCCGCATCTTCGGGCGGTTCCGGCGGTGGCGGTGGAGTCGGCGGTGGTGGTCTTGGTAATCTTGGCGATTTCGGCATCGGAAACATTTGGGATTACGACCTCGGTGGAAACGAACTGGTCGATGGAATCAACAAGTGGGCTAAAGCCATCAAGAAGGCATTCATCCAACAGGATTGGCAGAGCCTTGGCAAGAACATTGCTGATTTCATGAACCACGGATTCAGAAAGCTTTGGGACATCCTCGACTGGAAGAATGTCGGTCCTAAAGTTTATGGATTTATTCAGCCCTTCCAAGCGTCAGTGAATTCCATGATGCATTACATCAACTGGGATCTCATCGGACGCACACTCGCAAGAGGTCTGAACGATGTTACATATACTTTCCGCGCTTGGATTAATGGATTCAACTGGAGAGAATGGGGCAGTCAGATTGCGAGAGGAATGAATGGGCTTTTAGATGAGTGGGATGCTGATGCATTCGGAAGGCTCATCGCAGACAAGTTCAGAGCATCCTGGAATTTCTTCGGCGGTTGGGTAAAGAAGTTCAACTTCAAACAGCTTGGCACGAAGATGAAGGAGATGATCAACGGTGCTATCACCGAAATGAACTGGTCTGACATGGGTGAGACGCTTGCCGGATTCTTCAACGGTGTCAATGATGCGATCATTGCATTCTTCGAAGATGGTACGGTGTCTGACAACCTTGCAAAGGCATTCAGTGATTTCATCAATTCCTTCGTTGAGAAGTTTGATGCAGAGAAAGCCAAGAAGGCGATGGAAACCGTCAAAGAAGCCCTCAAATCGGCTCTCTCGACCGCAATCGGTGGAATCAACAAAGATGATCTTGCGGAAGACTTCAAGACTCTTCTGAGCGGTCTTCCTTGGGATGCAATTGGTGTTGCCATCGGAGCAAAGGTTGGATTCGACCTTCTGACCGGGCTTTTTGGCACTGTATTGAAGGCATCCGTGCTTAAAGGAGTGCTTGGGCTTGGCGGTGCTTCTCTTGGTGGTGCTTCTGCCGGGGGTGTTGCTTCGGCTGGTGCTACGGCAGCCGCTACTGGCGGTGCGCTGACATTCGGAACAATCGCCGGGGGAACGCTTGCTGTTACTGCGGTTACGATTGGTGCTATTGAACTTGGCAAATGGCTCAAGAGCAAAGGCATCGGTCAGAACAATCTTGCGAAGAACAAGGCAAATGCAGCCGACAAGCTTGTTGCCGGACAGCAGAAGAACAACGAACAGCTTAAAGCACAGGGCAGAAATGCAGCCGGGTATAACACTCAGTTGATGACTGTTCCGCAGACCGCTTCTGCGACAAACACGACTACGACTGTGCTGAAGGCAACAGAGGACGCTTCTTTCAAACAGGCGATGGCAGACAACACCGCACTGAAGAAAGACTCCACTCTGATTAAGCTGCTCGACAGCAAGAAGACGAAGCAGTACACGGCTGATCAAAGGAACTTCTATGCGTGGATTGATGATAAGGTCACTAAGACTGGCGCATCAAAACTCACAAACGGATATCATTCCGACAGGAAGGATTACTTTGGTTGGAAAGATCAGACAGCTACAAAGACAGCGACTGCAAAGAAGAACAATGCGTACACATCGGTATTTTCTCACTGGACTGGTTGGACTCCTGAGACAATCAAGAAGACAACAAATGCCGGAAAGACAAATGCTTACGGTACTGTTTTTGGCGATTGGACTAAGTGGATTTCTGAGACTGCTACAAAGACAGCCAACGGTGCTAAGACAGCCGGATTCATCAGTGTTGCTGACGATTACTCCAAACTTGACGATAAGACGATCACCGTCACGGTCGATGTCGAAACCGCAGTGAACGAGGTTGTTGCAGACATCAACGGTGCTATTCAGACGTTGGCAAGGATTCGTACAAGAAAGAACGCAAAAGGCGGTATCTTCACCGGGGAAATGAACATCTTTGGCGAAGCTGGTCCCGAAGCGGTACTTCCTCTGACGAATACACGCAGTATGGCGATGATTGGTGACGCAATTGCCAAAGCAGGTGGCGCAATGGCTGGAAACAGTGAGGCTTACGCTGACGCAATTGCAAGACGTATTCTTCCGGCACTTGCCGAGATGATGTCTGACAGCAATAGCCGTCCTGTTCAGGTCAACGCAACACTTTATACAGAGAATGATGAAGTCCTTGCTAGAGCCGTCACAAGAGGGCAGAAGAGCATTGACAAGCGGTACAATCCCGTATCGCAATTCAGTTATTAAAACAATGGGGAGATGGGGGTCACAGCCTATCTCCCTTTTACCATATATCGAGGTAACGACATGGCAGACGTACTTATCAAGGTTGGGCCGACACAGAACAATCTTGTAGATATGCCTAATCCGTCCAAAATGGATTGGAGTTATCAGGACGTATCACAGGGAGATTCCGGTCGTGATGACACTGGCAAGATGTATAAAGGCAAAGTCACTGACAAAGTGAAGCTGGCGCTTTCATGGAATGGCATAACCCCCGCGGTTGCATCGCAGATCCTTCAAGCGTTCAAGCCGGAGTACATCTATGTTCGTTACTTTGATCCGGAGCTTAACAACTACCGAATTATGGAAGCCTACACGGGCGATAAAACCGCACCTGCCCGTATTTGGACAGTAAACAACAAAATCTACGAAAACGTAAGTTTTGACGTAATCGAGAGGTAACAACATGATTACTTCGGTCCTGATTAACGGTGTGGAGACTCCGATCTCTGCCGATTTCATGGCAAAAGTGAATAATGGTGAAACTCCTTACGTCAGGATGCAGTTCATTCCCAAGACGGGCAATCCGTTTTTTATTGAGGACGGAGACTTTTGGGGCAACAGCATTTACTTCAATGAGGCGGTATCGTCAGAGGGATCATTCGATGTGGGCGGTGCAATTATCGGCTCATTCAATTTCTCGCTGAACAATTTTGACCGCAGGTTTGACAGCGTAGAGTTCGCCGGGGCAGTAGTAGTCCCGCTAATTTACTACACGATCAACAACACAAGAGAGTACCTTCCCAAAGGTATTTTTTACATCAACAGCCATCGCACATCGGGCAACGTCATCCAGTGTACCGCAATGGACGCACTGAAACTGCTCGAC